CTATCAAAATCAAACCGACCGGAGCTAAGGCCACCGCCGATTCTGCAAAAATCATGGAGGGCGTCGTTAGGCATATTGAGTATCAATCACAGGCGCAGGACGTTTATGACAACGCGGTAAAAGGTTGCGTTTTTTCAGGCATTGGCTATTGGCGGGTTACGCATGATTACGTTGATGATCACGGGTTTGATCAAGAAATCTATATCAAGCCAATCAACGACCCGCTCACCGTATACCTTGATCCTGACATTATGTCAGCTGATGGTTCGGATGCGCGATGGGGTCTTATATTCCACGACATCGCGCGCGACGTGTTTGACCGTGAATACCCGAAATTGAAGGATGCCGTCACGCGCGACCCGATTGGCGAATTGTCGGCTGGACAGATCCCAGAAAAACATATTCGTGTCGTGGAATATTACCGGCGGCAAAAAATGGCAGACACGCTGATTTCAAAATCTGACGGGACGGCGGTTCTAAAGTCTGAGTTGAAGGGTGCGAGTGAAATTATTGAGGCGCTATTGGCTGACCCGCATGTCAGAACGCGCAAGGTTGATGTTCACAAGGTAGAGTGGTTCAAGGTTGCTGGCGGGCAGATTGTTGATAAAGGGCAATGGCCCGGCCAGTATATCCCAATTGTGCGTGTTCCCGGCGAGGAAACGGTGATTGATGGTCAATATGACCGCCGCGGTCATGTTCGTCTGATGCGCGACCCTCAGATTATGTATAATTTCTGGGCAAGTGCGGCGGTTGAGATGGTAGCATTGCAGCCGAAATCACCATTCATCGGCCCGATGGAGGCATTTAGCGGACTTGAGACGTATTGGGATCAGGCGAATGTTAGGGCGCTTCCGTGGCTACCGTACAACTCGACAGGATCAAATGGGCAGACAATTGCCCCACCGCAGCGGCAAGCACCGCCTGTTATGCCTCAAGCGTATATGGCTGGCCTCAAGATCGCGTCGGATGATATGCAGTTTGTTACAGGGCAATTTGAGGCTCAAATGGGCCAGCCTAGCAATGAAAAGAGCGGCGTAGCAATCCAAGCGCGCCAGCGTCGCGGGGATAACGCGACTTATCATTTCGTTGACGCGCTGGCGATGGCGATCAGATACACAGGCCGCATACTGATTGACATGATTCCGAATGTTTACGATACACAACGAAGCATCGAGATCGTTCACCCCGATCAATCGCAATCGTCGGTTAATATGGACCCGCAGCATGAACAAATCATGTCAGGTCAGACTGAAAAGGGCGAAGATGAAAATCTTACATTTAACCCGGCAATCGGTCGTTATTCAATTGAGGCTGATGTTGGCCCGAGTTTTGGAACTCGGCGCGAGGAGGCGTTTAACGGCATTATGCGTTTGATTGAGGCTGAGCCGTCGGTGTTTCCCATCGCGGGTGACTTGCTGATGAAAGCGGCTGATTTCCCGATGGCCGATGATCTTGCCGAACGTCTTGCCGCGCTAGTTCCGGCGCAGGCAAAAGGTGGACCGTCTCCTGAAATGCAAGCAGCGCAAGGGAAAATCCAGCAGGACGAACAGACGATCCAAGCATTGATGGCCGAGATGGTGAAACTCAAGGGCGAGAAAGATTCCGACCACAAAAAACATGAGATCGACGAATACCGCGCCGAGACTGACCGTATGAAGGCGGTGGCGGGTATTGACCCAGAGGCTTTGCGGCCTATAATCCAGCAATTGGTTGCGACAGCTCTGTCTGACGCAATGGATGACCCCGCTGATGATCAGCGCACCAGTGGCGAACAGCCACAATCTCAGGAGATACCTGCATGACTGACAAAACCGAAACCGAAACCATCCCATCCGAAACACTGGATGCACCCGAGGCAGCACAGGAAACACCGGAAACGGTTGACCCAGAAACGCCAGATGCCAATACCGACGGCACCACCCCGCCCGAAGAGGCGCAGCAGAAAAAACAACTCGGCAACGATACAAAGAAACGTATCGCGCGCCTGACATATGAGCGAGAACAGGCACGGCGCGAGACCGCCGCGCTTCAGGAAATGGTCGCCAAGATGCAAGGCGATGATGATTCGGGAGATAACATCGACGCTCAGGTCGAAACCCGCGTTTCACAACGGATCGCGCAGCAGACATTCAACGACGAATGCAACGCCACATACGAAAAAGGCACGAAAGAATTTCCAGACTTCTCCGAGGCGATCAGATCATTTGACGATATTGGTGGCCTTGCAGACAGGACCGAATTCCTTGACGCGGTCAATTCGCTTGAAAACGGCGCGGCGGTTCTTCGACATCTCGGGAAAAATATCGACGAGGCCGCGAGCCTGTTCGATCTGAAACCCGCAAAAATGGCAATCAAACTGGCGACGATTTCCGGCAATCTCGCCAAGCCGAAACCGAATATCTCGAACACCCCGGCGCCACCCGGAGAAATCAGGGGCGGCGCTGTTTCCGGTAAAAACCCGGAGAACATGAGCATGGATGAATTTGCCAAGTGGTTCGAGGAAAAACGACAAGCCCGGCGGTAGACAGCCTAAGTCGCCGTAAAATCATAGTCGGATTTGGACCCCGGCAAGTTTATGAGGCCACACAATGGCAAACGCACTTCTCACCCCGAGTATGGTCACGAAAGCGGCTGTTCCTCTTTTCCTCAACTCGAACGCTTTCCTTGGCTCGATTGACCGGCAATATTCCGGCGAATTTGCCAAATCTGGCGCGAAAATCGGCAACACGTTGAATATCAGGCGTCCGTCGTCCTATATCGTTTCCGATGGGCCGGCCCTTGCCGTGCAGGACAACACGCAAATCCAGACCCCGCTGACGATCAGCAAACAACGACACGTTGACATTGCGTTTACATCGGTTGAACAATCGCTGGACCTTATGGAGTTTTCGGAACTGGTTCTTAAGCCGGCGATGAACACTCTCGCGGCGCATGTTGCCGCCGACGTGATGAGTGTTGCGCTTAATTCGCCGAACCTTATCGGTAATGGCATGTCGTTCAACGGTTCCGGGGTGTTGTTCCCTCCGACCGGAACCACGTTCAACCAAGCTCGAGCGCAGTTGGCGTTCAACTCGGCTCCGGCTGGCGATCTCACCGCCTGCATGGATTTCGAGACTGATGTTCGAACAGCGGCGAGTTTGCAGGGTTTGTTTAACCCGACTGGGCGAATATCGGCGAACTATGACAGCGGCGAGGTTAAAGGTCCGGCGCTGGGCATTGCGAAGTGGATGGCGGATCAGACGATTCCTGTTTCGACGTTTGGTTCATATACAGCGATGCCGACAGTCAATGGCGCTGGTCAAACCGGAACCACGATTGCCTTGGTTGCTGGTATCGCGGCAAATCTTAACGTCGGCGACATCATCACGTTTGCTGGTGTAAATGCGGTCAACCGGATCAACTATGAATCGACCGGTAAACTTCGTCAGTTTGTTGTAACTGCAACTTATGCCAATGGCGCGGCTATCAACATCTATCCGTCCCTTGTCCCGGTGAATATGGTGGCCGGCCTGAATACCGTGTCGGGTGCGACTGTAACTGCATCGCCCGCCAACGGTGCGCAGGTATATGCCGCGCTCCCTTCCGGCACTGCATACCGTAGAAATCTTGTTTACCAAAAGCAGGCGTTCACGCTGGCCACTGCCGACCTTCCGACATACGGCAAGGGCGTTGTTGCATCGGCGCAGGAAAACTATCAGGGCATTTCGCTCCGGTTCTTGCAAAGTTACGACACCGCCAACGACAGGCTGATCACCCGCATGGATATTCTTTACGGTTACGCTCAGCTCGTTCCTGAATGGTCGTGCATCGTCGCGGATATCGTTTAACCCAACGGAGGGGGCTACGGCCCCCTTCATTTCAGAGGAAAAACATCATGACAAATAAACCGTACATTTTTCAAGAGTTCCCGAAATGCGTAAAGTTATCGAACGGCGATGATGCCATTGCTCAGGACCAAGCGCACCACGATGAACTTGAATCGGCAGCCAAACCCAAGCCAAAACCTGACGCTAAGACCATGGTGAAATAAATGGCAACCGTTGGTGATCTGATTCTCAGGGCGCAACGTCTGGCTGGTGTGATCGGCATTGGCCAGACAGCCGATGCTGAGGATGCAAAAACAGCGCGTGAGGCTCTTAATGACCTGTTGGCGCAATGGCAGGTCCAGCGGTGGCTTGTTTATGGGACGGTGACAAACACCGTAGTTTCAACAGGTGCGAAGTCATATACCATCGGAACAGGCGGCGATTTTAACCAGTCCAGACCAGACCGGATTGAATCGGCATATATGCGGTTTCTAAGCACGAATACGTCCACACCTGTTGATCTATCGTTGTCGCTGATAACTGCTCGCGAGGATTACAACGCCCTATCGCTCAAGGAACTCGGCAGCATTCCGAATTCGGTTTTCTATGACAATTCATACCCGATCGGGAAACTATATTTCTGGCCGGTGCCATTGGTTGGCGTTTATGGCCTGTATATCACGACAAAGGTTCAACTTCAGAATTTTCCCGACCTCACAACTGCGATCCAAATGCCGCCGGAATATATCTCGGCAATGCGTTATGAATTGGCGTCGATCTTGCGTGTCGAATATCAGCTAGGCGTTGATCCTAAACTTGAGGCGATGGTTATGAAATCGCAAACAGTTCTTAGAAACGCGAATGCGCAGATTGGAACGCTTCGTATGCCCACGGGGATTCCGGGCGGCCGCGCTGGTTGGTATAATCCGTATTCAGATGGGACGCGGTAATGGTTCAGGTCGCCCTCACCGATGGGACATATGAGGCTCGCAGCGTCATCGCGTCGGCGCAGCGGTGTGTGAATTTGTATCCAGAGATCAACCAGCTAAACAAAACGCTGTATTATCCGACGCAGCAAACCAATGCGATCATCACGCATTACCCGACACCAGGACTTCGGTTGCTGGCAACGATTGGGTCGGGGCCGATCAGGGGGATTTATACGGCTAGCAACAACGTCCTATACTGTGTGAGCGGTTCATCAGTATATTCTGTTGACGCCACGTTCATAGGCACACAGATAGGCACCATAACCAGCGCCACAGGTCAGGTAAGCATGGCCGACAACGGGATTGACCTTGTGCTGGTGGATGGCACCACAGCAGGCTATACCGTGGTGCTGGCGACGGGGGCGTTTGCAACGATAAACGACCCGGCGTTTTACGGGTCAGACAGAGTTGATTTTATCGACACGTTTTTTGTGTTTAACAAGCCCGGCACGGGTGAGTTTTACAGCACGACCAGCAATGTGGTCACGCCGTTTAATGCCCTGTATTTCGCAACAAAAATAGCCAAGCCGGATTTGCTGGTTTCGGCTGTGGTCATGCACGATGAAATTTGGCTTATTGGCGAGAAAACGACAGAAATTTGGCTTAATAGCGGCGGAGTGGATTTTCCGTTTTCCAAGGTTCCGGGCGCGTTTGTCCAGCATGGGTGCATGGCAAAACATTCAATCTCGGTCCAGAATTTGCAGGTTTATTTCTTGTCGCAAAATGAGCAGGGCGAGAGGATTGTTCTGCTTGGCGAAAGTTATGGCGTGTCGCGAATTTCTACTCATGCAATCGAGGCAGACATATCGGCGTATTCGGATGCAACCGATGCAATTGGTTTTATCTATCAGCAAGAAGGGCATCAATTTTACGTTCTGACATTCCCCAGCGCCGGGAAGACTTGGGCCTATGACACGCAGACGCGATTGTGGCATGAGCGAATGTTTCTGAATGCGGGGATCGAGGACCGGATCAGGGCGAATTGCGCCGCAGTTTACCAGTCAATGAATATTGTTGGCGATTGGAAAGACGGTCGAATTTTCGAGATGGACCCTGACACATATACGGATGACGGCGCTCCGATTGGCAGGATCAGGGGATTCCCGACGATGCAGAACGAACTAAAGCGGGTGCAATTTACGCAATTTATTGCCGATATGGGCGTCGGCAATGACACTGGATCGCTGACTGCAAATGATTTTCAGGTGGGAATGCGGTTCAGCGACACAGGCGGGAAATCGTGGTCGGATTTGGTTTACAAAACGATGGGCGCAACAGGCGAATACCAGACCAATTTGCAATGGCAGCGCCTCGGGGTAGGGCGGCGTAGGGTGTTTGAATTGCAGTGGTCAGCGCCAGTTAAAACGGCGCTCAACGGGGCTTACGTCGATATTAAACAGGCGCGGCGATGAGTTTCCAGCCGTTCCCCAACTTGTCGTCAAAAGTCACCGATGATAATGGGCGCGTTACGCCTATCTGGCGGTCTTTTTTTCAATCTCTCTGGAGTCGGTCAGGTGGGAATATCCAATTCCTGTTTGCGGCTATCAACGGCGATGCGGCGGAGGTGTTCAGGGTTTCCACGGCAGTTGACCCGTCTGACGCAACCACTCTGGCGCAGGTTCAAGCAGGATATGCGAAGATTTCCGGCGATGCGGCGCATGTGTTTAAAGTCGCGCCCGCGATTGCGTCCACGGATGCTATGCCGAAATCACAGGTTCAAACCACGATTGCCGCAGATAAAACCACTGCGGGCGCGGCGATCCAGACAATCACTGTCCTTGCGTCACCGTTCACCTATACCGCTACATCATTATCCACGATTGCCATATCAGGCGGCACGGTTTCCAGCATTAAATTTGTTCGCCAAACGGTAACAGTTGATGTGTCCGGCGGCGCTATTTATCCAGCGCGCACCGGCGATAAGATAGTTGTCACATATACCGTCGCACCTGCAATGTATGAGGTTCCGATGTGATCGCGTATGAGGTTGAGGAATGGGCAGATATAGAAGCTGAACTGACGCCGCTATTTGCTTCGCATTGGGCGGAGATCGCGCACGATCAGGACAAAATTCCGCTTGATGTTGACTATGACCGCTATCGAATGATAGAACCGCACATAGTAACAGTACGTTCAGACGGCAAACTTGTCGGGTATCATATCTCGATTATAACCGGCCATCTGCATTATAAATCGACACTGTTTGCTTTCACTGACATTTTCTATCTGCGGCCTGATTATCGAAAAGGCATGACCGGCGTCAAACTTTTCAAAGAGGTCGAAAATAGCTTAAAGGGAATAGGGGTTGTGAAAATGTTCACGGGTACAAAGACGAAAATTGACATCGGACCTATCCTAAAACGTCAAGGTTTCTCGGTTCAAGAAGTCGTATATTCTAAAGTCATTGGGTGAAAGAATGGCAATAACAGCAATAATCGGTGGCGTCGCATCGTTAGCGGCAGCAAATATCCAATCGAATGCCGCTAAATCTATTCAAGGGCAGCAGCTCGCGGCAGGCCAAACTGCATCAGGCAAACTGCAACCTTTTGTTGATGTTGGGCAGTCCGGTGCTGATGCCATGCAGCAAAATATGAATTACCTGACAACCCCGTATGCCCCGACGCAGGCACAACTTGAGGCAACTCCGGGTTATCAATTCACATTAAATCAGGGGCTTCTATCGACGCAAAATGCGGCGGCTAGCAAGGGGCTAGGTATTTCTGGTGCGGCTCTTAAATCTGCCAGCAGATATGCGACGGGTCTGGCGAACAGCACTTACGCCACGAATGCGGGGATATACCAAAAAAACCAAGCGCAGATCGGCAACTATCTCACGGGGTTGACCGGTATTGGTGCAAATGCTGCCGCTGGGCAGGCGAACGCGATAACAGGTCAATCGAACGCGGCGGCGCAAACTGGAATGTCAGGCGCGCAAGCTCGGGCGTCGGGAATAATGGGGTTCAGCAATGGCCTAACAAATGCCGGATCGTTCAATTACCAGAACAATCTAGTCAACAATATAATCAAGCAAAATTCGGCGACTGGTGTTGCTACACCGCTTCCTAAGATTGGATTCTAAAATGGCCCAATTTACAGCAATGCCCGCCCTGCAACAGCAAGTACCAACGCCGAATTTGATGGATTTGGCCAACAAGGCCGCGTCTCTCAACGGGCAGCTTATTGCCAACACGGGGGCAAACCTTGCTCAGCACTATAAGCGGATGCAGGGCCTCACGTCTGGCATGATGGGGATGTATGTTGACGCCAAAGGTGGGCCGATCAGCCGTGATGCGATTGTTAGTTTTGCTATCAAGGCAGCAAAAAATGGCCTTGTAAATCCATCGGAGTCCGCGAATTTCATCGCTGGCATCCCGAAAGATCAGAGCCAAATGCAATCATACGTGCGAAAGGTGTATTCCGGGTTTCAGAATAACGCGGCGGTTCTCGGTGAGCAAATTCAAAATATAAATATAGGTGATAGGACCGTCAGCGCGAACGCCAATCCTCTCGCTAGAGGTGGCGTCCAGCGCGTTGACGGGAAGCTCGGTATGTCTCCCGGTCAGGCTGGGTCTCCGACAACATTCACTGACTCAACCGGCACTCCGCAGCAAACAACAGTCGGGGCGTACAATCGCGGGCTGGGTCAAGATATTGGTTCGCATTTCACCAGAACAGGTCAGCCGGCTGGGCAAGGCATAACCCAAACATCACTTGCGCCGTCGCCGCAACAAATAGCCGTTGATACAAATTACGCATTATTCCCGCAAGGAAACGGCGGTAATCAATTGACAGCCGCACCCGGAGGAAATCCTTTCAACGGCCATACTAGAGGTGATATCCCATCCATTCCCGGCGCAGCGCCAGGCGTTGTTGAAGCCCAGAAAGCATCGGCGCAGGCAAGCACTTCGACATGGACGTCAGATCAGGCCGTTGTCGGTGATTATTCTAAAAATATGTCAACCATAACTGACTTAATTGCAGAACTGAATGACGCGAACACCGGACCTTTATCGGACTATATGGCGAAAATAAACTCTATCGCCGCGCAGGTCGGTCTCAATGTGGGAGAGGGTCAGGCGACTGCGGTAAATATCATGCACAAGGCAACGGCAATGTTGGCAGGAAGTGGCACGGTAACAGGAAATCCGAACACAGATCAGTCGCTTATGAACGCACTAAATTCGACACCGAATACTGGCATGACATACAACGCGGCATCCGGTGCTGTCGCGATGATTAAAGGTCAATGGGATTATAAACGGCGGATGGTCGAGGCTTTCCAAAATTCGGGCAAATCCCCGATGGAATACAACCGTTTCCGCATCCAGTATCAGAAAATAGCGCCATCTCCCCTCATTTTGGCGCTTGCAAGCGGGGACGTTCCTGACTCGGTCAAGCAAAACCTTGAAAAATACATCGGCAAACTTCCAAAACCGCAGCGGTTGAGCCTACAAAAACAGGCGGCGAGCTTGGCAAATGGGCAATAATCTTCCCCCAAATGCCGCGATTGCTTACCGTTTCTATCTCGGCGCAGGGGCATCGCCTGTTGCCGCCGCCGGGCTTGTCGGAAACCTCATGCAGGAAAGCGGCGTTAATCCATCGGCGACAGGCGACAACGGCAATGCTTTTGGCGCGGTGCAATTCAACGGCCCTAGGATGCGGGCTTATCTGAAATATGCAAAGGGTCTTGGAAAACCGGCGAATGATCTGAAAACGCAGCTTGAATACACGGTTCGCGAGGCAAATACGACCGAGTCCCGCGCATGGAATAAAATAAGCGGTGCGAAAACGCCAAGCCAAGCGGCGCTAGCCGGGTCGAAATATTTCTGGCGACCTGGAGCGCCGCATAACGACAACAGGACACGATATGCTCAGCAGGTTTACGCGGCAATGAACGGGAAAAAGAACATGGGCGATCAGATGAAGAATGGTGCATTCCGAGGCGACGGCGGGGCTGCACTTCGGGCGCTGTTGGCACCAAGTAAGGCATCTTCGGGGGTGTCAACTCAGCCATCGGGCGACGGCGGGGCTGCACTTCGGGCGCTGTTGGCACCAAGTAAGGCATCTTCGGGGGTGTCAACTCAGCCATCGGGCGACGGC